ACAGTTGCACTACTGCCAATCGTTATCGGCCCAGCAACAACAGCATTATTCGTTGCGTCTATTGTGAATGAATTATTAATTGTGTTTTCTACTTGACGAATAACTGGCTCATAGCTTGTGCCATCCGCTTGTTTCCCTAAATCATATTCTGACATTATGTAATTTCCATTATGCTCATTGTGACGCTCACCTTATCAGCGACACTACAATCAATTTCTATCTGGTCACCAGTTTCCAAAACAACCTTACCACCAGCTAACATATTCTTGCTTTGTCCTACAGCAATAGGAACATCTTTGGCTAAAAATGTTGTGGTGTTAGTTGCCGTTCGACCACCACCAGATGTTGTTGATACTAATTTTACTGATGCTGTTACTTGTGCAGTATGAACATTGGCTAGCATCAAACCAATAACCACAGTTGTTGTACTTCCAGGTGTAGTATACAAGTCCTCTGGCGTACCAGCAGATGCTGGCATGACATCGTGACTAACTACCTTAAATGTATTTGCCATATTATTTCTCCTTTATCCCAAAGCTATAGCCAATGCAACCGAATTTGCTTCAGCAGTTGCTTCGGTAGTTGCACCAATATCACTTAATAATTCTGACGCACTTCTACCCTCGATAGAAGTACCACTTACTCTCAAGAAATCATCATCAGCTACACCAGATGTAAATGTAGCAACATTGCCATTTGATATTCCTGATGTTGGTATTTGAGAAGTAAGAGCTAATGTACCAGCAGTTGCTGGCAAAACTATTGATATATTACCTGAAAAATCTGCGTGTGCTGGTGCAGTAAGCTGTGCATAATGTGCATTAGAGCTTTCACAATAAAAACGTACATATGATTGAGCACCGCCATTCTTAATAGATATAGCACCTTGAGATATATCTACTCCAGTTGTTCCATCAATCTGTACAACTCCAGTACCATTTGGTGTTAAAGATATATTTCTATTACTAGCCGATACAATACTATGCGTAACTACATCTAGGTTACCACCAAGCTCTGGAGAACTGTCTGACGATAAATTACCAAATGCACTTGCCGCAATCCATCCACTAGACCTATAGACTTTTAACTGATTGGCTGTTGTATCATAATATAAATCACCTTCATCAAGAGATGATGTCGGCTCTGATGACGCTACTCTATATCTTTCAGCGAAGCTATTTACTCCAGATAAGTTAGATGCAACTGTGTTTACATTAGAAATATCAGTAGCCACACTTGATATGTTTGATATAACACCTGATGCGTTGAGTGCCGCCATGTGACCAACAACAGTAGATGTTCCTAAGTTTGCCATTGCCGTTACATTTGCAGATGTTCCAAGAAATCCCATGTCCTCTACAACAGCAGACGTACCAAGTAATCCCATATCTGTAACAACAGCACTTGTTCCTAACAATGCCATAGCAGATATGTTGCTCGATGTAGCTAACAATCCCATATCTTCTATAACTGCTGATGTAGCAAGCAAGCCCATGTCTTCTACCACAGCAGAAGTACCCAATAGATTTATAGATGTGGTTACATCAGCTAAACTTTGAACAGCAGTAATAGTTGGTCCAGCTTCAACAGCACCAGTAGTTGCATTAAATCCTAATACAGTTCCTACTCTTGATGCTTTGAGAGGTAGCTCCATAGATGCTGAAGCGTCAGAATCTTGTAGTCTTATCGACCTTCCTATTGTGTCATCAACATCAGCGTCTATTGCAACTAATTTATCTAGCTCAGTATTCAGAGAAGAGATGTTAAATGCACCAGAAACTGGAAAGTCAGTTGTTCTTTCAAGAGCTATATCTCTTGTTATTACTACAGTTGAACCACCACTTGCTCCTGTTACGCTTATAGCTACTGCTCCTGTTGAACCATTGCCACCTGATACTGTGTAGTGAGTGGTGATTGTTTTTAGCACATTGTCTACAAATACATTCAGGTCTGCTGCTGCAAAGAACTCAAAATTTACTGTAAAAGAGGTCTGTGTTTGCCCTTGAGCAACCGAATATGACACTCTTGGTGTATTATTTGATACTGATATGGTCATAACGAAACTCTACTTTCTTTTTTAATTTTAGTCAAACTTCTCATCCAGCGTGTATGCTAAATCTCTAACATGACTTTTGATATATGGAATGCTTGCAAAGGGTGCTAGCTTCAATAAATCACCAGCACCTTTACCAAAGTCACCAGCAATCATTTCATGTATTGCATGAACAACACTCAATGAATGACTTGGACCAGCACCAGTCAATCCTATCAATGATTCATGTGCAGTATCTTTATACTTAGGGCTAAGAAATCCACCAGTAATATTTGTGCCATTTACAGCTAAAATTGTATGCATAGATTCATAAAACAAATCCATATAAAGAGCAGCTACACCGGAATATTCTATTGACTGCATCATTTTATCTTGGAATGCCATATTGTCCCAAACGTAATCTTCTTTACGCAAACTCAATCCAGCATATGCCAACCCAATACCCATTATTGGAGCCATAACCCTACTCTTAACAGTTCCTTGAGCAATAGATGCAGTAACTTTATTCAAAGCAGCAAACGAATATGAGAAGAACTGAAAAGGTAATCCGAGCAATGGAATATCTAATTTAACATAGCCTGGATAATCTTTACTTTCTTTTAACAATCCACCTAATCCAGCTTTGTTAATAGTAGATGTACGCAAAAACACCAAACCATCTACAATCTTTGGCTTATCTGCTGGAGTACCCATAAGAACAGTATTCAAAATACCACTTGATAAAGAACTTTTAAAATTATCTACAAGAACCTCATCACCCCACTCATCAAAATCAGCAAGATACAATCCTTTATCACCTTCCATGTGTTTTTGTATTTTACCTTCGTCTACAAGTTTAGTGATTTTATCAGCATCTGCTTTGTTTATGTTGTATCTAAGAAGATACTGTTTATCAAAGTCACTTGCTTGACCTCTGCTCCATCGAACTGCTGCTTGAATATAATGGTCAGTTCTTAATATACCATCTAATCTTTTTAATGCTGTAGTGATTATTGTTAGACCATTCATTATATAAAATACATTTTTTGTTTTATCTAAAAAATGGTCACCCATTTGATTCATCTGCATTTCACTTACATATCTATTATTTACAGAACCTAATGTAAGGTCTATTGCTTCTCCAGCTTTACCAATATTTTGTATTGTGTTTCTAAATACTTGTGGATTAAAAAATACTTGGCTCAATCCGTACAAAGTACGACCTACACCATGATTCATCATTATAGTTGCTGGCTCTGCAATAGTTGAGTATGCAACACTTCCAAGAAAGTTTAACTGCGCTCCACTTCTAACAACATTTATTAACTTCTTTGATATACTATAAGGATTCTCATGCAATCTACCAGTAACCACTCTATCATACATAAACCTTACGTTCATAAAATGCCGTTCTGCATCAGCAATGCTATGACCATTTTCTATAGCAGAATCAAATATATCATCCTTAATATCATTTATAGTTTTAAATATTCCAAACTCTCTTTTGAACTCTACAAGACCAGCAGTTGATTGCACATATTTTCTGTATACTGCTATTGGGTCGGTAACTATAAAATCTACTAGCTTACTATTTGGTATATCTAAGACTCTACCCATTAAATGCTTTGATACACCTACACCTACAAATATTTCATCAACTGGTGCTTCTTCTTCATGTAATATTCTTTTGGTTGTTTGCTCTGCTAGTTTTCGAGCATCAGGCTCTGACATCAAACCTTTTTTTATCTGATTCTTTTTATTAAACCTGTACTTTGTTTTCATCAACTCTGTAGTGAGGATGTTAATGAATCGTTCTCTGTTATTTCTAATTGCTTGTGTATCAAAGTTTCTTGGAAAAAAGTTATCATCTAAATATTCTGTGCCAAGTTTCTTGGCTTCATCCATAGATTTTACTCTTTCGATTAAATCATTTACTTCTTCTTTCAAACCAGTAAGTCGTTCATCATAATTTTTTATGTATGATTTTAGCTGTGGTATTCGTTCTTTATAATACTTTGGTATCTTATCTAAGAATGGTAGATAATTAGAAATATATCCTTCATCTCGAGCTCTTTTTGCTGCTTTAGTTTTGAAGTCAAAAATTTCGTAATCACCTTTTTTTATCCTAATATCTTTTGGACCAGTAATGACTACTTCATCCATTGCTTCACCTTTTGTTTCATATCGTTTTTGTAAAGCAGACTTCTTTATTTGAATAACATAAGAGTTCTCATCACCAATAGCTTTTCTATTATTTGTTTTAAGAATCTTATTTCTTACTGATGTGTATTCTCTTGCTCCAGCAAAAGTTTCTGACATAGATAAACCGATTTGTTTATCACCAACTAAATCATCACCAGTTTGTTTAAGAGTGAGATTACCATTAGCATCTATAAAACTATCAAGCGTTTTATTTGCATCACTTGGGTCATCAAGTACACTTTTTAAATTGAAACCGTGATAAAGATATGGGTCTTCTTTTGTCCCTAGCTTTGGATTTGAATAATGCTCAAGCTTATTTAATTCATTTACATACTTATCTCTAACTGGCTGTCTGTTTTCTATATCTAGTTTTTTATTTTCTATTAGAGTTTTGAGAAAATCTGTACCACCCAGCAGTCCTACAGATTCTTTTTCAAGACGTTCATCTTTAAATTTTTTCTTCAGATAATCTAATGCTGCTTGTTCAAAGTCATTTGTACCTTTTTCATCTGCCATATATTTTACAGCAACATCATGCATAAACTCTTTTTCGTTTTTGATGTATCCACCACCCATTCTTTGAGTTGCACCAGTATACAATTTTTGCCATTCTATCTGTTCCATTGAAAATAAGTTGGTTGCTTTCAAATCACTCATACCAATACTTCGCAGATAAAAACTTCTCATAGTAAGAATCATGTCATATATCTTACCATCATGAGTTTTCTTTCTTTGGAATATACTGCTGCCTAATTTAAGACCACGTTTTACAAGCTCAAGCCCTATACCACTATCATGTCCAATCTTTAACATAGCATACTTTGCTGTACCAGTCGCTGTCTCATCGAACAATAATGATTTTATTGGTGTAGGAACAAACTTAAATAAAGGACTATCAATAAATTTACCTCTTTCAAAATCAAGAAACTCATTCTTTGCATCTATAGCTTTGCGTGTATTTTGTATTGCAACATCATTATCTTTTTTTCTAAGATTTAATTCTTCCAATCTATTTTGCGTAGCAGTTAGAGAACCTTCTAAAGTTTTCATTTCTTTGTTATTATTTGTTGCTTGTAATACATACTCTTTTAATTGTTTTTCATGAAGAGGATTTCCTTCTCGATAAGCTTCATCTCTCTTTGTCCCAAAACGTAATACTTCTTGCTGCTGTGGGCTGCTAAATCCATTTTGTTTTATTCTGCCTTGTACTACTTCAAGCTTCTTGCCTAGTTTTTCTATCTTAGTTTCTATACTTTTGATTGTTTTTTTAAGCTGTGGTAATGCTTTTTCATACATTCTTTTATTACCAATAAGCTTATCACTATTAGCAAGAGCTTCTATTTCATCAGCTTTCATAACTTTATTATTAATTTTAATTTCTTTGATTTTACCTTCAGCGAGTTTTCTTGAATCCTTGAATATCTTTTGTCTTTGAACATAAGAGTTTTCTTTTTGCCTTTGTACTAAATCATCTATTTCACTTTTTAATCTAGCTCTAAAATCAGGCAATGAATCACCAGCATCATTAGCCAATCTTTCGAGTGCAGACTTATTGCCTTTTAATAAATCTCTTCTCATGCGTATACCAGATGCTAAATCAGAACCCTCTTTCAAAACATCTGCTACTTGGTCTTTACTATATGGAGATAATGCATCTGCTATTGGTCTTGGTCCAACATCTCTAGCTTGAGCTGTTCGCACAGCATGAGTAGCAAAATCAACATCTTGATTATTTCTTTGCACATTTTTTACAAACTCATCTGTTGTCTTTCTTATTCTTCGAGCTTGTAAAGTTCTTGGCATACCGATAAATCCACCGAGTACACTACCAAATACTGCTGCTGTTCCAACACTTGCTGCAACCTCACCTGGAGTTGCTAATGGGTCAAAGGGGTATCTTGTTGCTTCTTGAGCTGCTACTATAACACCAGTACCAGCACCCACTCGGACTGCTGACCTTGCTATGCCAACAGTAGGTCCACCAAAAGGTAAGGCAATAAAATTGATTGGGTCAAAGAATGCTGCACCTAAGTTCTGAAAGAATCCAGAAAACTGAATTATTTCTCTTCTTTTTATATTCTCATCAAGAACTCTTTTCTTAAAATTAAAATGCTCAAGATTCTTTGAGTCTGCAAAGTAATCTGCATGCTCTTCATATCCAGCTATAAGTTCTTGGTCAAAAGGATTAAAGTCTGGGTCAAATGGAACTGGTGGTGCATTCTTTATATCTTCTAATGCTTTGAAAGAATCAAAATCTTCTGGCATTCCAAGTGTTGGTGGCACACTACCAGCTAATCCAAAGTAATATGAAAGAGGTCGAGCAATACCTTTTGTGTCAAACTCAAGGTCTTCTTTAAACGCTTCTATCTGACTATCATAGTTAAATCCAAGCTGTGCTTGTGTTGTCTCCCAAAATGTAGGTGAGATGTTTTCATTAGGAACAAACTCTCCTATCTCTGACATACCAGTAGGATAATAATTTATATCAAGTAAAAAATTAGTTTTGACCATCTAATGACAATCCAAGTTTTTCAAATAAACTTCTACGTTTCTCTACACCTTCTGCAATCAAATCTTCAAATATATCATCAAAGACACCATCTTGTACCAAAGCATTATTCAAACTCTGTGCAGAAAAAACCAAAGGCACTTCACCTTCTTGTTCTGTTGACACAACATTAACTGGTGTAAGTCTACCATTCTTTTGAACAAATGCTTGATATACAGTTTCTTGTGCTGATGCTGTTGGGTATGCAACTAATATAACCTTACCCCCATCTAAATCTTGCACCATTGCTTGGGTTCTGTTTGCTTGTTGTATTGCTTGTGATGCATAATATGCTTTTTGTTGAGCAGCAGATGTAAATGTTGTTGGGTCTATTTCTTCTCTTGGGTCACCGTAAGTTCTTTGAAACTCAGGACTGGTAACTGTATTTGGGTCAAACACAAAACCTTCTGGCAAAAGACTATTTATATATTCTATTGCTGCATTATATTTTTGTGGTGAGTTGAAGTATCTTTGCAAGCCATGCCTTGTTCTTGTAAAACTTTTTGGACCATTATTTGTAAACTCAAGAATGTTACCATCTGATTCCATGTATTCTTGATTTACATAGTCTTTTAAAAAATCTTTGTATTCTGCATGAAACTCATTCAAATCAACATTGTTTTTATTGACCATATAACTTCTGTATAAATAATCTGTAAGAGTTTTTATTTCTTCCGGAATATTGCCTTTATTGAAAACATCTGCTGAATGTATAAGACCTTCGATAATTGCATCTGTGTTTGCATTAAGCTGGGGATTCTTTAACTCTTGTGGCATATACTCAATCAGTCCTAATCGTATTTCAGCATACTCATCTTTCAAATCTTTTGATGTTTGATTAGTCATAGCTTTGTATATTTCTTTTAATGGCTCACTTCTTGTAACTTCTACCATTGATGAATCTGGCAAATCACCACCAGAAAAATCAGCACTTATCATTTCTGTTTCTCTTACATTGCCAGTAAGCTTAGAAACTTGTGCTACAGCTAATAACTTATTAATTGTATCGTTTATCTCTTTGAACTTATAATCACCACCTTCAACTCTTGCACCTCTATAGCCAAATGCACTTCCTTTAAAATTAGTGCCAGGTATTGCTCCATGCTGTAGCCTTTGCACATGAGTTATTAATGCACCCAACTGTTCATTATTCAAACTAGATGCTTTATCAACAATTCTAATAAATGATGCTGGCAAGTAGCCATCTGCAATAAACTTATACATTGTATTTGTAATTTTACTACTTGCTTCTAATGATGCTGGACTAAGTAAATATCTTTCTAAGTTTTGCTCTGGACTTTCACTTGAATTATAAAAACCTCTTGCTTGTGTTCGTATCAAATCAATTAGAATATCATTTGTATGTGTAGATGTTTTTTCACTTGATTTAATTGTTCGATTGAAAATCTGTCTATTAAAGTTAGCAGTATCTGCAATCTTTTTATATGCATTTGCTGTTGCTTGCACCTGTGACTGTATTTCTCGAAGTCTTGTTTCTAAAGTTCTATCAGCACCTGGCACATAGTATTCTTTATTGTCTACTGTATTCTCTTTGAATGCGATAAGTTCTTCCGAAACACCTTCTTTATTTAAAGGATTCTTTATATAATTTACTACAGAGTCTATACGCTTTTGAATATCTGGATTAACAACAAACTCTCCATCAACTTCTACAAGCATTTTTACATTTGATTGCAAGTCTTTTTCTACCATCTGCAACATCACGTTATGTGTTGCCTGTGTTATTGCTTCATCAATATTTTTTCTTGCACCATCAAAAAATGGAATAGTAATTTTAGTACCATCTTTTTTCATTTCTGTTTGTATTTTTGTAAGATAAGAATCTCTTATAGCTATCATAGCATCTATATTCTCTTGGCTTATATCTGTTGTTTTAGCTATTTTATCTATATCAAATAGTATTGATTTACTTTCATTGAGTAACTCAATAGCAGTCTCTAATCCCAGCAAATCTTTTTCTTTTTTTTCGGATGCATCAAATGCAGCTTTTACTAATAACTCACCTTGTCTTTGTTGTCTTGATAGTTGATTAATATCTTCTCTCAAATTATTCAAGTTAGTTGCTTCAAGGAAACTTCTATCTGATAAATCACCTCTTATTTCTCTTACTCTATTTTTTATATTTTCTGGTATTGAATCAGATATACTACCATCTAACTGTTCAACATTTTCTAAATCTTCCTCATTACCAGTAGTAAGATATAAAGATATGGCATCTATATCTCTACTTGTTACACCTTTGATGCTCAGTATTTCTTGTGTAATATTTTCTGTAATATCACCTTGCATTAGTTTTTTGTATGTACTTTCAACATTGGCACTCAACAAAACATCAGGTCCAGCATCTTGAGCAACCTTTTTAATACGACCTAAGTAATCATTGAAAACATCTTTATTAGTATTTCTTAGATTTTTATACTCACTTAATATGTCTGTTATTTGATTTAATGCTTCATCTTTCTTTGCATTCTTACCGCTTGAACTTGACTTATCTGAGTTTGCAACAATAGAATTTTTAGCAACAGCTAGTTTCTTAGAATAGTTTGAAACAAACTCTTGCTCATAATATTTCATATTTGTTCTTACTTCTGATGCCTGATTCAAAAGTTCTGGATTTGCTTCTAACACAGCATCCTTAAATCCAGTTTGAAGATATATATTTAACGCTGGTATTTCTTCTTTTGATAATGGCTGGTCATATAAAGAAGCAATAGAAGTCTTTGTGCCTATTGCTTTCATCTTTCGTCTAACACCTTGTGCATAATTTTTACTTGATGCATCAAGAGATGTTTGCTCATGCATTTCAGCACTCTTGATTATATTATCCATTTGATTGAGACTTGCTGATATAAGCTGAGTATTGCCTTGCTCTAATCCAGTTTCTAAATTAAATATAAATTCGGCAACATCATTATTTATCATTGTTTCATTTCGTGCTTGTGCTGCCTTAACTTGTAATAATGTAAGGTCAGCTACATGGTCACGAACAGTTGCTGTACCAGCATCTTTAATTATATTTTTAAATTCATCAGGACTATTATCTACAATCTGGTCAAGATAGTTTGACATAGCATTATTAAACGCTTGGTCACCACCAACAGTATTTTGATACTTTGCTCTTAACTCTTTACTGCGTAGCTTAATGTCATCTTCTACACTTTTCATGTAGCGTTTTTCAGCTAACTGCTCAAAGGCTTTCTTGCCTATAGAACCCATCTTTTGAAATTCTTCAGTAGAATAAGCTTTGAACTTTCCATCTTCATCAAGTGTAGTGAAAGATTCTATTGGTGCAGACCTTGCTCTTTCTTCTCCAACCTCTTTTGCATTTGCAGCTAGTTCATCAAATGTAATTTTATTTAATTGATTAATACTGTCTGCTGTGCTGACAAAAGATTGCTCCACAGCATTAGACCTCTGTATCAATCCTATAGGTTGATTTCTAAAACTTGTTGTCTGTCTTATTACTTTAACCATTATACACTTGTCTTATTAAGGTTGTAGAAAGATTGAATGCCTTGCGATACTGCTCGAAGATAGTAAGCTCTTTGTTTTGCTTCACCTTCTATTCTAAATTGTTCAGCTTGTCTTCTAAATTTATCGTCTGTAAACAATGCCTGTCTATCCATTCTTGTCACATCTTTGCTAACAATCTCTTCTTGTTTTCTTCTAAATGCTTTCAAACTTCTATCAGTTCCTTTATCTCTTCCAGTCCCACCAAATAAATTAGCATTATTTATTGATTGGTCAGCAAAGTATTTTTCTATTCTATCATTATGAAGCTGTGCAAATTTTAATTTATTTCTCTTTCTATCTTCTTCTGCTTCTCTTGCTTTTGATTCTGCTTGTTGTCTTGCTGCATCTCCAGCTGCAACTGTTGACGCAACAGACATAACAGAACCAACAGCTCCTAATATTTGTAAAAATTGTATCGCCATTAAAACGCTATCTCCGCTACTATTGAATTAATTTGTAATGCCAATGGTGCATTCTGTGTAATAGTTACTTGTGGGTCTGTTCCAAACCCTAATAATCTAAACTCTTTCTTACCAGTAACTGCATTTCTTGGCTGGCTCATATCATCAGTTACCTGACGTATAATTAAATTAGTATTATTTACAGTAACGGAAAGAGTATTGTTCAAATCAAGAACTACTCTTTGTACTGTTCTTGGTTGTCCAGTCAAAGGTCCATCTGCAACTTGTGCGTCTATTGGATTCGTTTTAAGAGTAACATCAAACTTAAGACCTATCTCTGCTGAAGATATAGAAGAGTCTACTGACGATACGTCCACGTTACCACCAGACACAGTAAAACTCCCAAGATAAAAAGTCCCATTGACCACATCAACCACAGCTCCGTTTGCGAAATCGGAACTAACGCTGAAGACCCCATTAGTACCAGAATAAGTTTTAGCCAAATCAGTATTAAAAGTATTGCTAAACTCACAAAGAAAATATTTGTTAGTGCCGTCACCTTTATTGAATTTAACAACTGCATAAACATGGGTATCAATCACACAACATGAATGAAAACTACCTTGAGATGTAAATTGTGTCCATCCAGCTCTTTGCTCCACTCTATTAGAATTAAACACAGCAAGAGTACCATCAGCATCAACAATAAACAAATAATTTTCTGCTCTGCCAATAGCACCTGATAGCATACTCATCTGTATAGGTGTGTTAATTAAATGGCTAGATAATGTAGAGATAGGTTGACCGGTATACCCTTTCACAGCATCAGCAAAAATAAACTCTCGTACCATTGCACCAGATGAATCTACAAATACTGTTGCTCCATCATATATATAAGGTCGAAGAAAAGAAGAGCCAAAAGAAGTCTGTCTTTCTATCGATGCATTTGTTGGTGTTGTAACTTGTCCTTGTAATGCTGGTACAATAAACTCATCTGTTGATGTAAATACATGAAGGTCTTTATTTGATATAATATGTCGTATGGTATTTACTTCTCCAATGCTAGTTGTAATATCAATAGCATCATCATCTTCTGCATCACCTACATCAAAATTAAAAAATGTTGCAGTCTTACTAGCCCATAATCCATCAGGCTGTCCAATCGTACCACCATACCATAATCTATTTTGATGAAAGGCAACTGCTGCTGGGAATCCTCGAAGTGCAGAATAAGATTGTTCTTCCCATCCAGTTACTGGTGCATGCGTTTCTAATGTTGGTGTACCACCACCAGCAGTAGCTGATGTTGCGTTTGCTCCAGCAGTAAATGTAAAAGTATTATCATCAATTACTTCTGCTACTGTTCTTGCTCCATTTAAATTTGACCTTGCAATACCGCCAACAGCAGAAGCATCAGCAACAGTAAATGCATCACTTGCAGATAACCCATGATTAAGAAGAGTAACCCTAACAGTTCCAACACCTTCATTTGTTCTAAATGAATCTACTTTCAATCTTCTTTTAAGATTACCAAATACTGTACCAGTTGCTTGCGTTGCTGATTGCACAGATGTTATTTGGAACTCTGAATCATTATACCTAAAGTTAATACCGACATGTTTTGAATCAGGAAAATTACCACCAGACTGCGAACCAGTTGTATCCCAATATGCTGCACTTGTAGTGAAAGTGACACCACTTCCACTTGTAGCACTAGGGTCAAGTGTCATGCCTGGAGTCTGAAAACTAAAATATGGTTGATGCACTATTGTATTTGCTGAGTTCTGGTCAAAGGTATATGTCTCTACTTGAAAAGATGTAAGACCAGTTCGTACAAGTTTTCTAACCATAAATGTTTGGTGAGCAATAAACATTGTATCACCTGATTGTGCATAAGTTACTTCATGTATATTATCATGTGTAAATGGTAAAGCTGCACTACTGCTATCTTGTGTTATTGTTGTAGCAAGAGTTACATTGAAAGATGTATCAACTCTAAATACTCTTATCTTTAAATTTTCTAATGAGATTATATATCGTTCATCATCAGAAAATATAAATGGTACTATTCTATGTTGCTGTACTTTACTTGTATCTACAGAAGTATCAAACTCATGTATATTACTTAGACCAGACCTTTTGATTACACCACCCTCTGCCCTTATAAAAAAGTTTTCTACTTTCTGTGCTGAGTTTGAATATACTTTTGAGTCTGTTCTTGAAATTAGAGAAGGACTTATTTCACCAAACTGAAAGTTTGATAAAGGCACTCTCAACTTTCTCATGGTTATCTCCTATTCTGAACAAACCTTCCAGTAATTAGTTTTCTTGTTGTCTGTTGTTGTGAGTCTACACTTCTTGCTTTTAACATAGCCCTATCAGCAAGTGTAGCCATTGTTTGTGTAAGAGAACCATCTCTTGCTATAGATGTTGCAAATATCTGAGCCAAGCTATAGGAAACTGCCATTATAAAATAGCTTGGAAAAAATTGTTCTTCTTGTCTAAAAGTATAATCTGCAACTACTGTATCTGTTGTTGTAGTATCTGCATATATCATATCACCATATATTTGATACTCTATAGGATTATCATTTACTGTAATTGCATGAATAATAAGAGTGTCATTTGGTTGTTGATAAGCTAAATCAAATCGTGCTGTTGGTGCATCTGTTAATCTATTTAATGCTTGTTGGTTAGTTGCAAATCTCCATCGAGCATTAGTTAAAGATGTTTGCACTACATCTTCATAAACATTTGCTGCAACTCTTGCTTCTGTTGTTCCATCATCAAAAGATGTAATAGGTTCTGCTCCAATAAAGATTAAACCTCTATTACAAATGTCGATTGCTGTATCTGATTTGGTACTTACTACTGCCATATTAGAGTAGGGGGATTGCTCCCCCTATCCTTAATCACCATCAGTTTCAGCAACTGCTGTACCATCAGATACATCAACTGCTGTCCCATTGTTTGATAACACAGTACAAAAATGTGTTGTTGGTGTGTTTGTATCCATCACAATTATGAGGTCACGCACATTCAACATATTTGCTGCACTATTAAAATAGTTGGCACTATTTACTGTGGCTACAGAATCTGTAGTTTGATAAATCCACATATTCACACCACTAGCACCAGCCATTCTGTGTAATCCACTTGCTGCATAAGCCATGAGTACCCCCTATGTATTGTTATCTAAGACTTCATAGATACCATTGTCATCAATAACAACAGCACCCATTGACATCATAGATGTTGCAAGATGAGATGCTTTCTCAGGGATATAATTTATCTCTGTGGAAACATCAGAGTTTACGCCCAATCCTACAGCAGTAGTATGATAAGCCATATTCTTACCAGCAGTAATTGCAGCAGTTGAGAATATGTTGAAGCCTAGAAACTGCTTCATTGTCATACCACCAGCGAATGGAAGATTCTGCTCACCAACAAAGTCAGATGATGCAAACTCATTAATTAAGAATAAGTCTGCAAATCCCTTTGGGTGCATAGCAAGATAACGTCCACCATCCTCAGGAATGTTCGCTGTACCAAAAGTTTCAAATAAAGCAAGCAAGTCTGCCTTTTCAACAGCACTACTTGTATCATGTATTTGAGTTGAGTTTGCTCCAGAGTCCATCGCTGTATATAGGATTTCGTCAGTTTTTCGACCAAGAGCAGCCGCAGCACTTTGTGCTACTGCTTGTCTTTCGTCGATATTAGTTTTGAGTTCATCTAGTTTGTCGATGTATTCAGCAGCAAAGAAGTCACTCATGGTTGCTTCCACAGTTGTATGTGTTAGCTCCATAGGTGTCACCATACCATTTCTCGATTTAGTAGACGCACTACCAGTTCCAATCTTTTGAAAACGTACTACGCTTCCAGCCACATTGCCAACAGTACGCACAGTATTCCGTAGTTTAGAACCCATACGCTGATATGCCATGTGAACATCAGACTCGAACTGTTTAATAAAGGCTGTATCAATTGAGTTTGCCATTATTCAGCTCCATTGTTAAGTTTCAATTACGTCGCTGATTGTCCGTTTTGCACCTCGACATGATTGTCCACAAGGGGTCACTTAGTGCATAGTGGGTCTTGACTTACTAATTCTTTGCTCAAAATTATCTAAATTGCAATAGAAAAGTTTAATGAAGGGTATAGAATCGAAGTAATATGGGTCTTCTTCTTGATGAAATCCCATACTTTCTAACCATTTTATTGTATTTATCTGGTCTTGTGGCACAAAGTTTTCTACAAAATCAAAGTCTATTTTAAGAAATGAGAGTATCAATTTGCTATGTTTAAAGATAGAAAGCCAATGTTTATCTACAGTATTAGTGCCAAGAAACCATATTCTACCAACATGCATCACATCATCAAGAGGTGTAACACCACACATAGCAATAGGTGTACCTTTATGCGTTATAGTAAATCCTTTTGCGCCATCTTCCATAAAAGGAACAGCAAGTGCCATCTCTGGAGATGCACCAACTAATGCACATTCTCGAACATCAGATAGTCTTAGATTATTAACAAGGTGGTCTACATCAGAAAGTTTACATGGTCTGAACTCAAACTGTCCTCTCTGAATGTATGTCATTTGTTATATAGTTTTTGAAAACCTTCTTCTACTTGACGAACATAGTTTGGGTCACGCTTTGTCATGCTCCAATATCTTTCGTCTTTCATCATCTCTCTTAATCCAGCTTCATTCTGCTGACCAGTAGGTGCAGCATCACCAATAGATGTACTTGTTTTTAGAGCATTCATTACAGTTTCCATAGCCTTAACACCATCAGCAGTTGAGCAAAGATTTGCTATTTGTGCATGTTGCTCTGGTGCAAAAAACTTATTTGACCACAGCTCTACTGCTTGTACTCTTTCCAAAGCATTATCGCCTAAGTTTTTCATCTCAGCTTGTGGGTCAGTTGTACCAATATTCATTGCCTTTTTGTACATCTCTATACCTTCGGCAAACTCATCCTGACTATAGCCATTCTCATATGACTGTTCAGCCCACCACTCTAACAACTCATTACTCTTTGCAAGCTCATCATCAATACCTTCTGGCAATATATAATCACCTTTTTTTTCAGGTCTGTCTTTGTATGCTTCTGTTTCCAAGTCTTGCATCATTTGAGATTTTATATCTTCTTCTTTCTGGCTCAACTTACCTTCGAGTTGTGAGTAAGAGTTAGCCATGTCTTCTGCTGATTTAAATTTTTCTGGCAACCAAGCTGGTCGTTCACCCATAGAATCTATAGGCTGTTCTTCTGTTGTTGATGCTGGCTCACTTGTAGGAGTTGTAGGGGTTGTAGGGGTACTATTACTCTCAACTTGTTCCGCTACTGTTGTTGATGTTTGTTCTTCACTCATGTTAGTCCTCTCTTGCTATTTTATCACCATGTACTATTCGTCTTTCAATAACACCTACAATAAACCTTGAACCCTCTGCGTGTCTAAGTACACTATCTGTAACTGCTGAACCATGCACAGCTTCAATAGTAATACTGCGTAAATATTTGAGTACCTCTTTACCAACTGGTGTATTGAATAGTGCATGCATATTAAGACTTATAGTATCTTCATCATCCTTACCTCTAGGGTATCCATCAAACTTACTTGTGATTCCTATTGTTTCATTCTGCTGCTTGTTCATTTGGTGCTTGCTCCATATTCTGTGGTTGCATCATTTGTTGTTGTGCTAACTGCTGTGCAGTTTGTACTAGCAGTTTGCGTTCTTCTAAATCTCTAATCAAAGTATCAGGAACACCAAACTTTCTTGCAAGATGTGCTGCTGTTTCTTCTGTGTTTACTAAAAGATTTACTGTCTGTGGACCAAACGAACCACCTACAAGCTCTAACCACCTAGCTATTGCAGATATATCTTGATTAGATTGTGCTTGTGCTAATGGAGATACAGACTTTACTTTTATCTGTCTACCATTGATTGTTGGTATTTCTATGCGACCTTGTTTCTTCAAGATATAAACAACACGCTGAAGGACTGGCTGCACCATCTCAGCTTGTAATCTACCAAAAGCAGAACCCATACGTCTACTTAGGTCTGCCATTCTTTCTGCAACTTCTGTTGCGCTTGCTGGTGTTCTATCTGGATTACCAAGCATATCATTATACAATGCTCTCTTTATATTCTGACGCATATCACTTAATACAAAGTTAGTGAAGTTGAGGTCACCAGCTTGTTTGATTGGTTGCAATCCAGCAGAGTTTGGTGCTTTTGGAATTACAGTTCCAGGCACTAGATTAATTGTATCTGGATTTATAACACCATCATCATCCATTTGATATATTCCGGAGATAGCCATTGCTGCATTGTTAAGTATTGATTCTACTGTGAGATTAGTAGTTTTAATTGCACTCAAGCAGTTAAATATTGGACCTCGACCATAGACTTCACCAGCACAAGTATTCCAGCGAAAACATATATATGGATTACTACCAGTACCAGTAAGAGATTCTTTCTTTAGAATTTCAAGAGTATTAAGCTCAATACAAATATACATAAACGCATCTTCATTAAGCTTTGAATAATCTTTACAAACAATTTCTAACAACTTTGTTTTTGTATCAGGTTTAGAAATCATAGCATTGGTAAGCTCTTGTGGCATCTCTATATCTGGAAACAAGATATGCAAATCAGAGTAACGTACTTGTCTTTCTCTATATACATGGTCGATGTTATCATCAGGACCAACATCCAGAACTACATGAGGTAATGGAATAGCAGAAAAAGATACTGGATTAATAGCATCACCTTCAGAAACATGAAGGATACCAGTACCAACAGCCAAATCCATAAAGGACTCATGAACCTCTTGAGCAAAGTTTGAGTTCTGCAATACTTCAAAAACATACTCAGTTATAAAGTCCAACTCATTATTTATTTCATCTCGTTCATCTAGTGGTATCTCTGAGCCAGCAGCAAAATCAGCCCAACGAGCAAAGTTGGGGACAAGTCCTTGCTGGAGTCTTGATGCAAATTCTTGTACTCCAACGACAGCAGTCTCATCAAATATTTTTTCATCTCTACGTTCTCCTATGGTCTTCGATTTAAATGTTTCTCGCATAGGCATTGTAAATTCATAGCAATCATCAAACACATCTTCAAAGTGTTGACGTATAGTTTTAGCTTTCTCAAACTTTTCTTTGTAGTATTTAGCTAATGCTTTTGGTTCTGTTGGCATACCAATATGCATATTAGTACCTTCTTAAACCAGTCTGTGTTGTTTGCGTACCTTGTGAAAGAAAACCAGAACCGCCTTGACTTCCTGTAAACAAAGAACCTCTTCCAACTTTTCTTCTAAATACTGTACCACCAGTATCATAGAATAAACTTGTTTTGACTGGAGATGACGTTTCTACTTCTTCATCAAGAGCTTTCTGCCTATTGATAATCTTTTGCTCTTCTTCTTCCTTTTGTGCAGCCTTTGTTTCTTCCTTTACCTCTTGTCTAGGTTCAGGAGTTGGGCTACCACCACCACCAAAGCACATACTTACCTCCTTATGTCCATTCCAAAAAAGTTCCTCTTTCTAGCTATACTAGGTCTTTTAAATAAATTAAAGTCTTTTCTTGCATTGAAAGCTTGCATTGGTTTTTGTCCAGACATTAAACTTCTTCCTTCTCCAGCTCCTAACATCAAGTATTGCAGAGCATCATGAATATGGGAATACATATTTTTTTCTGGTTTATCTTCATATCTTTCTCCAGATACTTGCATTCTTCTGTAGCAGTAGCCACCTTGAAATCCTTTTATAAGTTGTGGACATCTTCTATCTATTAAGAAACCAGATTTACCATCTACCATTTTATTAAGTTGTGAAGAAACAGATTCGAGTCTTAGGTCTATGCTGTTGCTAGGAGCTGGTGTTGCTTTGAGTCCAGCACCACGCAGTATTTGAAAAGGAGTTGACTCATCTGTCTGCGCCCTAAAATCTCCAGCTGGGTCACCATAGATATACACATCAAGATTACCAAATCGTGTAGCAATCTCTTGTCGTAATAATTCTGAGAAACGTACTATACCCATATCAATAGCAACTATCTCTGACTGCACCAACCATCGACCTCGAACCTTTTGTCCAAACACAGCAGATGGAGTCAATCCAAAATCAATACCAATATACAAAGGTACGCCAGCAGCAATTGGTATTTCCTCTTGTGCAATGTGTGAATCACTTACAAAGTCTGGATAGACTGGCTTACCTTCTTGAATCATACCAAGACGATTCATAACATAAACATCTATCCAACTTTTGGTTTTACCATTCACAATATTTGGATAATAGCTTTGTAATATGTTTTTGCTGTTCTCTGCTTTAGAGGTTGGGGAATAGGATAATACTTCGCCCTTCTCACCAAGATTTTCTTTCATTGCTGCTGGCTGAGTATAGAACTTCCAGTTCTCAGGCTTGACTAACATTGTTGCTTGCTCTCTAGGTATGTGGTCTGGTATTGGGACTTCGCCTGACATGATAGCCCACCAATGGTCTTCTTCTGGTGCGTTGGTATCACAGATAACACCTGACCAACTAGAACCACCCTCTCGCATACTTGGGTATCGACCAACACGCATAGTACATGCATCAACAATACTCTTTGGTATCTCTCTTGCTTCGTTAATCCATATTCCAGTTAGTTCGAGTGACAATAACTTCTTTACATCTTCTGGTCTATCCAATGCTAAAAATATAATTTCAAGGTCTAAATCATTCATAATAATATGGTGAGTGTATGGAACAGACCAATGAAACTTCCCCCACTCATTCTCTGGAAACCAATCCAACCATGTCTTGATTGTTGTTGTTCTAAGTTGTGGGTTTGTATTTCGTATGATAGCCCAGCGTGATTTACGCACTCCATCATCATTTGGCTTCTGCTCGAGAGCCCTTCGGAATACTTCAACACAACACGCAACAGATTTACCAGAACCAACTGGACCTCGTATACCACGAAAAAAACTATTATCCTTCATAAAATCTTTGATAACTTTACCATCAGGTTTGTAAGTAAACTTCATCTCAGACCTTTATCTATTCCAGACTTCAATAACTTTTCTATAGTTTCCTGACCTTGTGCTTCAATTATGTTATCAAGCATTTTATTAGTAATGAAGGAAGCTCCATGTTTCTCGTCAAAGTATTGGAAATGTATCTTTCTTACAAGCTGACGCAACATACGATGGTCTTCTGGTTTGAGAGTATTTATGAAGCTCATGAAAACTTTCTATGTGATGCTGTCTTCTTTGCTATCTTCTTCGGTTGTTTAGAAACTTGTTTGCCCTTACGCATGGCTGCTCTTTTCTTTCGAGTAGTTGCTCGATACTCAGCATCCGATAAAGATTTTATTGCTGACTCTGGTAAATACCTCTCCCCAGTTTTGAGAGAGGGTTTACCAGACTTGGTTCGCCACTTCTGTCTTGTCCATGCTCGTAGGCTTCTTTGACTCTTTGCTAAAGCCATTAGGTATATCCACCACCTTTGGCTTTATATTGTTTGGCTAACATCTGTGCCTTTCGTGCAGACCACTGTCCAGGTCTTCCACCTTTACCACTAGCCTTGATTCTGCGGAAAAGTGCAGCTCTCATCTTTGGCTGTGTGTAGTTTCCAGCTGCGTTGACTGCCATTACTTCTTCTTCTTTTTAGAAGCCATAATCTTTGATTGCAATTGTTTAGGAAGAGTCTTCTGCTTTGCAGTCATACCAGAACCATTCTTCTTTGCTGGTCTTCCCTTTTTACTTCCGTAAGTTCCTTTTCCCATAGGCATAGTGTTATCCTTTCTTTTTCTTGGATTTATTTCTTCGTGAGATTGCTGCTGCCTTTCGCTTTGCGTCGGCTTTGCTTGACGCTCCCCACGCTCTTAGGCTGAGAAGAAGTCTTGTTGGTCTGCCCTTTGAGTCCCTTTCCGGTCCTCGCATTCCCCCCATCCTTGCTAGGAAGCTTGCTCTTCTTGGGTTGTCTCCTGACTTTACTGGAGGTTTTAGAGTTCCCTTTTTGTAGCTTGCTCGACCTTTTGCGTTCAAGCCGCCCTTCGGATTCTTCCCTGCCTTCCTTGTCCAAGCTGGAGTTCTCGCCATCTCTTCTCCTTCTCAATACATTCGACATTAACACAGCAACACGCATAATCAATCCCTTTAACTGTAAAAAAATATTTATCAAGCTTTTTTCTCCATAAATGTTAGTGAACTATCCCTTGCAACTGTGGTGGTGTCACTTTTGGGGTGCCACCCACCTACAGCTATGTTCCACAGCATACTATCAGCAAATCATGATAGGTCTATGTTGACTGATATAGAACCAATATGATTATGCATTACTCTGTCTACTGCTTTGAAGCCAGCCCTATCTAGTAAATCTTTGCTAGCTTCTAGTTGTACATACTCACTCTTTGCTTTATCAGAGAGGTTTACCAACTTACTCAAGGCTTTCGTAGCATTCATACTTAACTGTTCGTTGATGCAAGTCATCATGTACTGTTGCACATGTGGCAATCTCAGAGCCTTGCTAGCTGTGACTCTACCTGATTCTCCAGCACTGTATCCAGCTTGTTTACTCGCATCTGTGATTGAGCCACCACTTGCTACGAGTGTATCAACCAATGCTTTCTGCTTTGTTGTTAGCCTGTGTGTCATTTAGCATCTCTCCCTCTTGTCATATGCAGATTATGTCAGCCATGATTTAACCTTGTTTTTAGTAATCATGTCAAGGTCTTAATTTCACTAGCTTCTATGTCCAGCCCCCAATACAGCCACCAAGAGGTCATTCAAGATATGGTCTCCGTATGCTTCTCACGAGGTCACATAAATGCTTCACCCATAATATAGTCCTTTCAAGATGTTAATTTACTGACCAGTCTTACCATCAAAGGACATACATAAAGGCGGTGCATCTTTGCCAGCAGAAGAGTGCTGGCTGGTCTTTGTATTACCTCAACAACTAATTTCCCCTTGCTGATAGACGCAATTCCTCGCGGAACAAATTAGCTGTTGCTTTACAGTCCTTTGCTGGACACCTGTCTGCATAAATTAACAATATTTGAAAGGAGTAATATTATGAGTAAAGATTTAGTAACACACGTGAGAGCATACTACGACCATATCTCAAATGACTGGCAGCGTTATTACGAGCTAGACAAAGCTAGTGCAGACTTGACATTCAAGATTACTAACAAGGATAAATACATAGCTGACAAATCTGCTGAGTATGACACAGAGTGGGAGAGATGCCAAACGAACAACACAGTCTCCACCACGCTAGAAAGATTGGATAATCAAATCGAGCAAGCTAAGGTGACTCAATCAGAGTTACGAGAGATGAAACAAGCTGTGGATAAAGTGCTTGAGTCTCAGAACTTAGATGCCAAGCCTAGAAGGACTCTTGCTGAGATGCCAAAGCGTGCAACAGAGAATGTTGACAACACAGCATCAACAAAGAAACAGCTTAAGTCTGAAAGCTAATCACGAAAGACCTGAGCAAGTCGCTAAACTGCTCACCTCAACACAAAGGAGAAAGATATGTTAGCAACTGTTATAGCAAGTTACTTGATAGGTAATCTAATGATACTAGGATTTATTATCTGGTTATGGAGGAAGCCATGAGGTCAACTATAGAAGAGATACTTGGAGTAGCATTTCTGCTACTCTGGTTTACAATTTTATTCTCAGGATTATTTGAGCAGTTCATGCTAGGGGTCATCGAGACCTTTAGCTGAACAGCTCTAGCAGCAATGGTGCCAGCGTCAAGCTAGGCACTCATTGGCTGCGTCGAGCTGGAGCTAATGGGTGAGTGGGGGCTGGCGTGAGTGCTGACCGCACCAGTGTCAGATTGAAATGTACAGTAACGAGTATGAATCAACCATAAAAATCAAAGGAGAAAGCTATGGAAAAAATTGATGAAGAAATGTTTACGTTAGATAGAACCGGAGATAAACGAATCGCACAGCTAAACATAGATAGAAACGTAGAGATATACACAGCATCCAAAGGTAAGTTCTTAGTAGTAGAATGGGAACATGGGTACTGCGATAGACTCTACTTCAACACATTGTCAGAAGCAATCCAGCATTGTGTTGAGCTCAAGAAAATCTATGACAGAGTAAAACTAAAATACTCTCATGCATATGGAGGAGTAAGTATGTAGGTAAATAAATACCCTATTAATATACCTACAAGCTTTTCCCTCTAACAAAAACATCTTGCTCTCTGGTCAAGGATACCCTTCGGCACTTCGTGTCCTTGACCATGCAATCTGTTCTTGTTCTGAGGGCTTGTAAATTTTTAAACAAATGATAAACTAAATATGGAGAAAGCAAATGGCACAATACCCTATATGGAATAAGGTAACTGCTTGTATATACAAGTCAGACAAAAGCTATGGAGTAAGACATACTGGTGATGTTCAAGTCCGAGTTGGCACATCATCACACAATAGTCATGTCTTCCTACATCACACAACCACAGTTCGTAATCATGAGAATGGTGACAAAGAGTTTCGATTCTTTATTGATAAAAAACTTGTGAAGTGTGCAGTTCTTCCCAAAGGTAAGTATGAGTTAGAGTATAGGGAAGTAAAATCAATCAATGAACCATACATGTAAGGAGAAAGCTATGGACAGAACAGACGCAAGAGTAAACATGATTAACGATAGATACACAACTCAAAAGCATAAGATACTCCATCATCTTGATAGGTTTGGAAGTATCTCACCACTTGAAGCACTCAAACATTATGGGTGTATGCGACTTGCTGCTCAAATACTCGAGCTTAAAAAAGACGGAGTAGAAATAGTTACGACAATGAGACAGCAAGGTGACAAGCAATGGGCTGAGTATTGGCTTGAAGAAAGATTCAGAAGAGAACACAAGCAAGTAACAGACTTCAATCTTGCCAGGAGTGGTGAGTCAATGCCGTTGCCAAAAGCATTCTTCAAGCAAGAACGTGAGCATTATGAAAACATAAGTGCTGACCCATACCAATGGAGTGAGGAAGGACATTGATTACAGAAAACGTAGGAACATTTGTGTGGAATAATCTGACACACAATGTAACAGTTCGGAGAGACTATCTGAATTACTCAGAGTCTGGTATGCCCTATGTGGTAGACCACTTTGAACTGCATGTAACTGATGTAAATGGTAACAAAGTAAAGAGTCCATTGACAGAAACTGGGTATCGTTCGTACATGCTCGCACGAAAGTCAGCACATTACGGAGGTACAACTCATTGTGATGAAGCAACTAGCAATGAAGAGTTTCTGTCTGGACTACAACAACAACTAGGCGAAGAGCCAAAACAACAGGAGTTAATGTTATGAGTATACAAAAATCAGTAAGAGGTAAAGAAATGGTAACACTAGAAGAGAGAGTACAAAAAGACTTTCTATTCTATGAGTCACTACACGAAGATGAAGAACGAATCAAAAGCTGGGATGTTCGATATGCATTTGGCAAAGTGAAAGAAGCACTCGAAAGTTTAAAAGAGATGTATCACTTTGTAGATGACTCACGCAATGAAGCTAACGTACCCTCATCAAAGGTACGAGAGATTCATTACGGAGAAGAGAAGTGAGTCACCCAATCAACGAGCAAATCAAAGATACTGTCAATGACGAACTAGACAATCTGACAGTATCTGAGTTACAATCTATGGTTGAAACATTAGGAATGAACTCAGTAGTTCTTGATGATTTCTTGCGTGATGTAGCACAACAAATGTATGAACAACTACATCTTAAACTATAAAAAAAAGGGTGGCCTAACAAGCCACCCAGTTTGAAGGATTAATATCATGATTACTAAAAACCAGATTAGAATACTATCAGCTTTGTTCTATCTATCAAAGGAAAAAAAACAAAGAATAGTATTATCAAATCATGTTTCTAAACTTATACCAGACATGAGACAAGGAACACTATCGGCAGCATTAAATCTTCTCGAGCATAAACTTGGATTGGTTATATCACTACCTTGCGATTCAGTAACAAGATTTATGTATGCAAATAGAAAAGCACCAAGCACAATCAGAAAATATTATATTACCGGAAGTGGGAATAAATTAGTCAACATGTACTTGCAAATGGTGAAGCGAGATGATAATAATGTTGATTATGAAAAGTTATCTGCAGCAGCTTACGCAACAATCAGAACAGCTGAACGTCGACTTACGCAAGGCTTTTAACTGGGCTGGATTATCAAAAACTACATACTATCGACAGCTAAGAGGAACAGAGTTACGTTATGATACTGCTGCAAAAATTGAAAAAGCTATTGAACAACTTGCCACGCTTCAAAAAAAATAAAGGAGAAGAAAACAGAGCATCAATCATCTGCGATGCGTGTGGTAAGTCAGCACAATATTTTGTTGTATCCCTCTATAAAAGCACAAAGATATGTATGAAATGCTATGAGGAGGACACATGGTTAGCAAAAGTAAAGCAAAAGGAAGCTATCACGAAAGGTGGTTTCTAAAATTATTTAATAGTTTAGGTATTCGTACAAAGAAACAACCACTATCGGGCAGTTTAGGTGGTGAGTACAGAGGGGATTTGACTATTGGTATCGGTGACAAAAACTTAATAGTTGAAGTTAAGTATCGAGACAGCAGTCAATTCCCTAATGTATTTAATTTACTAGAAGACAAAGACCTTGCTGTATGTAAACGCAAAAAGGGCTCTCCAAGATACTGCGTCATAATCAAAGACGAAGTATGGGAAGATGTCTTTGCGTGTCTCATAGAGCATTACGATAATTAACAACAGGAGTTCCAAATGGAAATACAAATCAATTTTGACAACCTTCAAATCGAAACACTAAACATGAACTTGGAAAAAAATTCTGAGAAAGCAGCGACTGGTAAACAGTTGTGGAAAATACAGAACCAAGTTCTCCGTAACTTACGTATCATTGAAACGCTTAAACAAGCATGCACCAAATATCATGTAGGTGACAAACAATACCATGAGATAACAGAGTGGGAAGATATAATGGATGACATGACTAAACTATCATTCCCAATCTCGTTAGAAAAAGCTAGCACACTTATCAAACAGCTAGTCAATATTGAGAAGGATAGCTTGAACTATCACAAGAGGTTTATCGAGAGACAACTAACCAAAAAGAAGGAATCATCATGATTGAAAATAAAATACATTTAGTTAAAGACGGAGTGGGAGCTGTTGAATACATTCTCTCATTTCGTACACCAACCTTTGCAAACATCAAAATGAAAGACGAACTGAAAGAGATTGATGGTATAGAAATAGATGGAATGCTTATCACTTGTCGAGATTCTACTGCTGCAATGAAAGCGAGTGACGTATTGCAAACATACCTAACACCGATGAACAAAGCAGAACTTGCTACTCGTATATCGAAATGGAAATATCTTTTCTACAAACCATACAACTCAACTATGGAAGAGGTTGAAGAAAGGAGTCAAGCAATCCTCGAGCAACTTGCTGAACTCCCAGCAGATTGTGTTCATCATGCTCTTGGTATGGCAATCCGCACTTACAAAATCTTTCCGTCGTTCTCTGAGGTGTTTGGAATCATGAAAAACAATGTCAATGAACGGCAACACTTTGCAACTCAGATAGATAAAATTCTTGACCAGTTGCATCAATGAAACTATTATGTCTATATAAATAAGGAGAAAGCACATGGACAGAACAAAATTCATGGGTGGTAGCGATACTATCCGATTAGTAAAAGGTGACTGGGAAAGTTTGTATCTCGAAAAAATTGGAGAGAAGCAACCAGAAGATTTGTCTGATAATCTACAAGTTCAGATGGGTATCACAACAGAACAACTCAATGTCGAGTGGTTTGTCAAGAATCACAGCAATCATCTTGATATGAATATGATTGAGAGAAACAAAGGTATCGGAATCTATTTGATAGATGACGTACCTTGTGCTGCAAGTCTTGATGGATTAATTACACAGCATCAAGAACAGAGACAATGGGTTCTCGAGTGCAAGCACACAAATCCATTTACATCTATTCAAGATATTATTGAAAGGTATATGCCACAAGTACAGTTCTACATGCATTTACACAGACACATGATGAAGCAAAGACCAATACGAACTCGTCATTATTGTGCTGGTGCATTCATATCAATCATTCAAGGCAATGGCAGTAAGTATCATCAGTCCCATATAGAATACAACGACTTGTATGCAGAAAAAATTATGGAGCTAGTGAAAAAGTTTTGGTTGAATCATGTTGTGCCAAGAGTCAAGCCAGCTGACAATGGGGTTGCGGACCCACCAGAGGTCAACGCAATCCCCATTGATAGGAAGATTCAAAAAAGTATGACGCACAGTAATGAGTTTACCAATGATACACATGAGTACATACAGACTATGGCAGAAGCAGAGAAGCATGCAGATGCAAAGAAAAGACTGCTTAGTCATGTAACTGACGATGTGTATGAGATGTACAATGATTACCTAGTAATATCAGTATCAAAGACCGGAAGAAGAAGTATTCGGCTGCGTAAGCCAATACAACTTGCTTATGACATAATGAAAGGAGAAAGCAATGGACGGACTGAATAATCAAATACAACAAGCAAAGGTACTTGCAAAGCTTGTGTCTATATCAGAGATACAAACTTTTGTTCTAAAGCAAAAGCATGACCTGGAGTTAGAGCTTGCAGCATTACAATCTGCACAAAAAGAAATAGAAAGAAAGGAGAAAGAACGTGACCAAAGATAATATCTATACAGCACTCATGAAATGTGAGTTCAAAAAAGTAAAAGTTGAAGGTAACAATGCAATGTTCAATGCCAAGTATATGAAGGTAAAGGACATCATACCTATGATTGAAATGGAGTTGCAAAAGCAAAACATCATTTGCATTGGTACTATGAAAGTGAATGAACATAATTCACCGATACTCAATATACAACTGCGACACATACCTAGCGATACATTCATCGAGAGTGAGTGTACTTGCTTGGACGATACCAAGAAAGGCAGTCAGCAAATTGGTAGTGGGATTACCTACATGACACGATACATTTTGCAACGGCTGCTTAACTTAGTGCCAGATGAAAGCACAGATGATGACGGCAATGAATCAAGCAAGTCTGGTACATTTCAGAAACCTAGAAAAGTAATTAGAAAGGACAACTATGGAATATGATAACACAAATACTGGTGCAGTTTTTCAACCAAACAATGAAGAACTAAGTGGTACTGGTACACTTAATGACAATGGCAACGAGAGTCGAGTATGCGTTGTCAAATCAACACAGAAAGATGGTAGCGTTGTGCGTGACATCTACATGAAAGTTGGTCGTATGTGGGACAATGAGAGCTCTAACGGAATGGCTCCACAGTTTACTGGTACGATTGATTTACCATCAGACAATAGTCGAGTTGCAGCATGGGTCAAGCAAGGCTCATACGGTATCATGCTGTCTCTTAAGCTATCACCAAAACAAGAACAGGAACAATCATCTGTTGACAATGATACTGAATCAGATGATATTCCTTTTTAGGGTGGTGCTTTCTCCAAAGAGACCCTAAAACATGCTAGGAGGTCTAATACTGCTCTGCTTGCCTGACCTCCTAGCTTACAAAGAAAGCACAGAATATGTTTACAAAAATGACACACACAGTTATTCTCATGCTTACAATCGACCTCGAGTCAGCAAGAGAATGCCAAGCACTCAGCGAAAAAGTATACAACGAGAACAGATGCTTTGAAGCCTACAACATCTACACAACAGTACCACCACGAAAGCCAGACAACTTCGAGGAGATTATATCTCTCTACATAGAACGCAAGAAGCTATGGGAGAAGTGACCACAGATAATGCAACCAGAGTTCATCTGGACCATCATAGTCATCAAAGTCAAAAGCTAATTGTCTAGGTGTGCAATTGGAAGTGAGGTCCATCGATGAACGGACGTCTTGATTCTTTTCGTCTTGTGTCAATGTAGTCATTCATTAAATCCTCTGCACTATCCGGTGACATCGTAAGAAGCTTGTGCCAAGCTGCACCCCAAACCAAATCAACACCAACCTCCTTGCCAGCCTTTCGCATAGCATCAGCTATGTTATCGTAATCCACAATATCCCAAGATGGATTACTGCCATCATAAGCCATAAGGTCAACAGCATGCGCATAGCCATCCTCTTGTATCAAATGTTTACTAGCCATTGTCTGGGATTTGCCAGACTCATACAGTTTCTTTTGAGTTTCCAGGTCACGAACACCATAGATAACTCCAAAGTCTACATCCGTATACTCAATCGCCTTCTTAACAACCTTAACAAGGTCAGGATGTACTCCATCCAGTTTATCCAGCGACCGTTGTGATAATTTAAATGCCATGTTTTTTCTCCTAAAGTTTCTAATATCCCAATCCCTATGTATGCGAACATTTTCACGACGTTTTTCCCAATTATTTCCCATTCTTTCGTAACCCAAAGAATTTGGTCACAGAACGGACACCAAAGCTTGCAGCCACAATACAGCCAAGTGTCACCTGATACCACTCAGGCATCGTTTCTAAGGCTCTGAAGCCCTGTTCTACTATATCTCTCCCCCACTCTCCCATGAAACAGAGGATAAGTGGGATACTAAACAAAATTACCAGATATTCGTCTTTCCAGCTCGACTGCGAACCTTTCATCGCTTCCAAATCCCAGTCAATATCACCAGTCAACTGCTTCTTTTTAATCTCAAGATTAAGTTTTTGTGATTCTGCTTTGGACTCTAGCCAAGTAGAAGCCATACCACCTACCATCGAGAGTGCCTTAAAAATCATTTTCCCACTTTCTTCATGGCTTCTTTATGTGCCTGACCAAACGTCTTTCCTTTGACCATCATTCGAATCATTGCAGCCATGTGTGCTTTACTATGATGTTTGCTATGTCTTTTCATAGTTTTCTTTTGCCGTTCTGTAAGTTTATCTAGGCTCATTATTTGACTCCTTTCCTAACCATATAGCGAATGCTCCAGTCATTGCACCAGTTACAACAGACACCAAGCCAGCTTGTTGAGTGGTCAAATCAGGCTGGCTCAATGCCCACTCGATACACCTAATGTAAACACAGGTCATAGCTAGCATCATCAAGCGTGGGAGGATTCGCCACTTGTCGAGCGTTTCTGGTGTCATCAGCCTATGTTTCCCCTATCGAGTTGTACTAATCCGTATACAAATGCAAGCAGTATACCCATACCAACTATAACACAAAGTATCAAAACGATAACTGTAATTATTTTTTGTCGCAATACTTGTTTGTCATATATCTCTTTCTGCCTACGCTTGCGTATATCACCTTCCATCTTGAGTAGTTCATTCCAAGCATGAGTACCATGCGTAAACTTTATAAACTGTTGTAGCTCATAACGTTGCTCCTCGAGCTTCTTCTTAGCAGTCAATGCTTCAACAGCTTCTTGTTCAATACTACCTCTGCGTGTAAGTTTGGTGAGAAAAGAAGGATTCTTTGCTCTCTTCTGTGCGTTCTCTATATCTGATGCAGCAGACATCCACTTGGACAAGTCATTACTCATGCCTTGAATATCTTTACCAACTTGGAAAGCTCTCTTGATGCCATTAAATGCTGTGTTCGCAGTGGCGATTGCGGCAGTTATTGAGAGAGGGTCGAGCATTTAGCTAACTTGTGATAGAACTCCGATGAGCATGGTAATAACAGCACCCATGCCACCGATTAATACCACCTCTAATCTTTTTAATCTGTAAAAGATTTCTTTGAACTGAATATGATTTTCAGTTTCTAGTTTCGTTATGCGTTCCGACACTTTAGTCATTAGCTAGGCTTAGTAGGAAATGTAACAGAAGACATATCTAGCGACCCATCGGCTGATAGCTTTGGTGATGCACCAGCTGGTAAATCTCTAAGCTGTTGTCTATAGGTCTTCCAGTTATCTGCAAGAGTTACATCAGAGTTTGCCATCCAATCTGTTTCAGCAAGCAATCTATCTCTTTCAACTCTAAGCAATCGCATAGGCTCTGCATTGACTAGCTCTGTTTTTTTATCGCTTACAGCTTTCCATGTTGTTCCAAAGTCCTTTGGGTCTGAGCTTTCAATAGCAGAATTATTACTGTCAGCTCCAGTAACCTTGCGAAACATAGCGTTAAACTCTGCTTCAGTTGTAGGCTCTCCTCTGAGAACCCATTCTTTAATTCCTAATTCTGATAATGCATTTGCTATTGTTGTCATTGTATTCTCCTCATCCAGATATTTCCATTAACATTATTGATGACCTTCCACTTGCATATTGAACACTAACTTGAGCAGATGTTGAAAGCCTTCTTCTAAATTGAGTTTTATAAGTTGTAGGAGATGTAGTTGATGGACTATCTATATAACTTTGAGAGCCATATATGTTAAAATGATTCAAAGCACCGTCATCATGTAAGAGTTCAGTCGCCCATTGAACAAGCTGTGTGCTACCCCTTAATATATTTAATTGAATTTGGTCAGTATGTTGATAGCTCTTATGAACATTTTGAGAAATAAAAATTGCAATTTTTGATGAAGTAAATTGCGGTGTAATAGTAGCTGTCAAGCCAGTATCTGCATAGGTTGTACTTGTGCTATTAACTTGTGTTGTTGTACTGTTCTCAATTACTTGTATTACATGACCAGCTGGCATAGCCACAGTTCCAGCAGATGTCTTTCCCTGTATAGTATCGACTTTAAGTGTACTCATTGGGCTACCTCCATCAATGTCATTGTTGATGTGTTATTTGAATTTTGGGCTTCAAAAATACCACCTCCATATTTTGCTAACTGTACTTTATAAGTAATTTGACTTGTAGTTGAAGGACTGTCTAAAAAGTTCCATGCTTGCCAACCCCTAAACTCTATGGCATCACCACCCTCATCATAAATGTAAATAGAATAATTAACTGTTGATGATTTAACATTAGTGCTATCTCTAAATATTTTCCAACCTCCTCCACTATCAGTAGTTGGATGTTGTGTTCTAAAGTGCATATTGCATTGTATAAAAATTTTACTGGTAGAAAACTTGGGAGTAATTTGACAGGTAAGTCCACTATCTACATAAGTTGTTGAAGCTATTGCGTTTGCTGTGCTGTATTCATTAGTAACTAATTGGATAACATGACCAGCTGGCATCTGCACAGTACCGCTTGCGGTCACTCCTTCAATCTTATCGGTTTTTAATGTTGAGGTCATTACTTACTCTCCAATGCTGTAACTTTGGCTTCAAGTGTTTCTATCTTTGCTACTGCTTCTTGTAGTGCTTTTGTGAGAAGTGGCACAAGTTTGCTTTGGTCTATACCTTGTGGTTCGATATTACCATCTGCATCCACAGCATCTTTTTTACCACTTATTGCTTCTGGAACAATGCCTGAAACTTCGTGTGCTATAAAGCCGTCTAGTGTCATGTCTTTATCTATTTTAAAATTAAAACGTGATGGTTTAAGTTGCTTTAATCTTGATGTAGCATCCCAATCTGTTACCACATTTTCTTTAAGTCTATAGTCTGATGATGTATTATAAGAAGTTGCTGATGTTGTAACATCTATTGAACCTACATTACTTGTTCCTGCACACGCAAACCTAAGAACTTCACCAAAGCTAGATTGTCTAGCAAAATGATGTGCATCCCCACTAACTGATGCTTGAATTTGACCATCAGCCTGTAAATTTATGCCAATAACACCATTTGCACCCATATTCATAGTATCAGTACGTCCAACGTGAACGTTACCACTGCTATCAATCCTCATGCGTTCATCAGTTGATTTAGTAAACGTTAATGCTCCACCCTTACCACTTCCTTGAGCTTCAATTATATAGTCAGCACCATGTACACCCATCACAATAGCAGACCCAGCAGAGCTACCAGAATTTTGATTGCTTACAACTAGGTTAGTTCTACTGTCGCTGCCTTCTTTAAATGTTGCTATGGAAACCCCTGAACCACTAGGAGCATAAGCACTTGTTTGACCGACATTTAATCTGCCACTTGCATCTACTCTCATGCGTTCTGTGTTAGCAGTTTTGACAGCGACCACATCGTTAGTTGATAAATCAACCCCACTATCTTGGTCGCCACTTTGATTTGATATTTCGTCTACTTCAATTTTGCTCATACTACCACCAATACCCCTGACACAGTTACAGTTGCACTACTGCCAATCGTTATCGGCCCAGCAACAACAGCATTATTCGTTGCGTCTATTGTGAATGAATTATTTATTGTGTTTTCTACTTGGCGAATAACTGGCTCATAGCTAGTGCCATCACCTTGTTTTCCTATGCTATACTCTGACATTATGTAATTTCCATTATGCTCATCGTAACGCTTACCTTATCAGCAACACTACAATCTATCTCTATCTGGTCACCAGTTTCTAAAACAACCTTACCACCAGCTAACATATTTCTGCTTTGCCCTACAGCAATAGGAACATCTTTGGCTAAAAATGTTGTTGTGTTGGTTGCTGTTCGACCACCACCAGATGTTGTTGATACTAATTTTACTGATGCTGTTACTTGTGCAGTATGAACATTGGCTAGCATCAAACCAATAACCACAGTCGTTGTACTTCCAGGTGTAGTATACAAGTCCTCTGGCGTACCAGCAGATG